GCGCGTGAGGGTTGAGGAAACACTCCGAAAAGATCCGTTTGCCGGAGCCTACAAGGCGCTGAGTGATCTGCAAAAAGAATATCAGTCTTACGGCAAGCTGATGGAAGACTACACCGTGGGCGTATTCAGGACGATGGAGATGGCCTTTGCCGACTTCTGCGATACCGGGCAATTTAAATTTAAAGAGTTCGTCCGGTCTGCGCTCATTAACCTGAATACCCTGCTGTTCAAGATTGCCGTGCTCGAGCCGATGGCGGCGAAACTGAGGGACATTCTGTCCGGTGCCGGCGGCGGCGGAGTCAGCTTTGGCGGATTTGGCTCGATTCTCGGCAAGATTTTCGGCGGGATAAACATCGGGGGGGTCGAATTCACGCCAAGCGGCATGATGATCGAAACCCTCACCAGCGCGAAGGGCAACGCCTTCATGAACGGGCGACTCTTGGCCTACGCACGCGGCGGTATCGTCCAGGCCCCGACCGTGTTTCCGATGGCGTCCGGCATGGGCCTCATGGGCGAGGCGGGCCCGGAGGCCGTGATCCCCCTAAAGCGCACGGCGTCGGGCGATTTGGGCGTGCAGGCGGGGGCGGGCGGTGCCACCTACAACATCACGATCCAGGCCGCCGATGCCCAGAGCTTCTACGAAATGTGCCGGCGCAACCCGTCAGCGATTACTGACCCCATTGAGAGGGCGTTGCAGGGCAATCAGAGCATCAGGCGCACAATCATGAGGACAGCAAAGTAATGGCGAAATACCCGAATTCTCCCGTTCCTTCATATGAGCACGTTGCCGCCTCGAGGTGGAAGACGGTGATTTCCATTTTCGATGACGGCAACGAGCAGCGCCGACAGAAGTGGACGGCCCCGCAGTACGACATTACGCTGCAATACAATGCCATCCGGGCAACGGCGATGTCCACGATCTGGAATTTCTTTGAGGCGCGCAAGGGGGCCTATGAGGCATTCCACTATTACATTGGGGAGGCGTGGGGCGAGAAGCAGGACGTGAAGGGCGCTTACATTGCCGTCGCGGACGGGACGGCAACGGCATTCACGCTGCCGTGCAAGAATTCATGTTCGGTAACGATCTATCAGAACGGCTCGGTCATCGGGTCGTCGCTTGTTGTCGTCAATGCAACCGTCGGCGTCGATGACGCGGACACGCTGAGTCTCGGCATGACGCCATCATCGGGCGATGTCCTGACGATGGATTATACCGGATACCAGAAAGTCAGGTGCCGGTTCAAAGAAGACTCTCTATCGCGGACGCTATGGGAGAAGGACATCTACAAACTCACGGTTGAACTGAAGGGGCTGCCGCCGGCGACATGAAAACGATCTCTACGGCTGTCAACGCGCAACTGGAAGCGGAGCAATTCCAATATTTCTATACAGTCGAAATCCAGCTTGCATCCGTTACTCTGTATTATACGGACTGCGACAGGCCGGTGCATTACGACGGCATCCGATACACGCCGGCACCTATCAGTTTTGCCGACATCGCCTATGCGGCGGCCCTGTCCGTCGATCAAGTCACTGTTGAATTCGGGAATGCGGACCTTACGATGTCCGCTTACCTGTTGGGAGAGGACGCCCGGAACAAGACAATCATCATCGGGCAGGGCGTTATGAACAGCGCAGGGACGACCCTGGGGATCACAAACCTGTTTCAGGGCATTATCGGGGAGTGGGAGATCCGCGAGGACAGGGCGACCATCCGGGCGCTCAACGAGCTTGTGCTCTGGCGCAAGCGGCCCCTGCGCTCGGCGTCGGCCACCTGCCCGTGGACTTTCAAGGGGACTGAATGCGGTTACGCAGGAGGCGGGGGCTGGTGCGATCAAAGCTACGCCAGGTGCAGCGAGCTCGGCAATACGGCCAATTTCGGCGGCTTCCGCTTCCTCCCGGCTCTCATGGAAAAACAAATCTGGTGGGGGAGAGTACCTAAGTGATTTGGGCGAAACTGACGGCACGATTCGTAGGCAAGCCATACAGGGCGGGGGCAACCGGCCCGGATGCTTATGACTGCCTCGGCTTGATAATCAGGGCGCAGCGCAAGTTGGGCTGGGAGATGCCAAAGGAATTTGAGGGGTGGACGCTCGAGAATTACGCGCAGCGGTTTGAGTCCGACCCCAAGGCCGGGATTGAAACGCTCGAGCGGTATCTCGACACGCATTGCGAGAGGGTCGATGTGCGCTATCTCAGACGGGGCGACATCGTGATCGTCAGGCAAAACCATAACGGGGTCAGGTTCCCCGGCCTTTATGCGGGCAAGCGTCAATTTCTGACGGTCATCACGGGGCAGAAAGTGCGTATATTCGGAGCTGACAGCAAATTATTCACGATCCTGGCGGGGTGGCGGCATGGGAGCTGAAACCATATTCTTTGCCGTCATGTCGAGCCTGTTCAGCTTGGTGCAGATGTTGTCCTCGCCGTCTGACCCTCTCAAGGCGCTTGAAGAGCAGACCAAGGGTCAGATGATCGACTCCAAGGACAATCAGGAGAACATCCCGCTGATCTACGGCTTGCAGCGCGTCCCCGTGAATATCGTCTACATGGTCACGGCTGGCGATTCCAATAACGACCTGCACCTCGTCGGCGTCATCGGGGAGGGGGAAATCAACGGGATCCACCAGGTGGACGGCGTCGATCAGATATGGCTCAACGACAAGCTGTATACGGAATACGGGTCGCTCGTGAGTTACACGGTCTATACCGGGACATCGACGCAGACCGCGAATGCCGATCTCGTCGCGGCAACGGCGGGCATGGGCCTCGATGCATGGAACGATCCGCTCCGCAATACGGCATACATCTACATGAGGCTCAGATATGACCGCGACAAGTGGCAAGGCGTGCCCAATATCACGGTCGAGGTGGAAGGGCTCAAGGTGCTTGATACCCGCACTTCGACGACAGGGTACAGCGCGAATCCGGCCCTGTGCGCCTATGATTTCATGACACGCAGCGCCCGCAGGGGCGGCATGGGCATTAACAGTTCCCGCATCGTGACGGCATCTGTGAACGACGCCGCGAATTTCTGCGACTCGAAGGGATGGACCATCGGCCTCGTCCTGCGCGACGACTCGGCGGCAATCGACAACCTGAAGCAGATCATCGCGTGTTATCGCGGCGATGTCATCTATTCGGAGACGCAGTTCAAGCTGCTGTACCGGGATTGGGACAGCGAGTCCGTCGTGATGAACCTGACGGAGTCGGATATTGTTGAAAGCGGCGGCGTATCGTCCCTCGTCATCACCCAGCCATCCATCTTTGATACCCCCAACGCCGTGCGGGTCAAATTCTGCAACGCGGACAACAAGTTTGTTCTCGACGACTACGTCGTTTCGGACTCCACGGCGATCACGGCAGACGGGGACCACCGGGAAGAGACGGTGCAATTGCTCGGCATCACGGACTATGAGCACGCCATGCAAATGGCAAACTACCACCTCGAGCGGTTCCGCGTGAACAAGGCGATCAAGTTCACGGGGCACAGCCGTTGCCTAGCCCTTGAGCCACACGACCTGATTACCCTGACGCACACGTTTCCAGGGTGGGACGCCAAGACGTTTCGCGTTGAGTCCGTTACCGTCACGCCGGCCATGGAAGTGGCTATATCCGCCGTTGAGGAGTCCAGCGCCTTCTACAACGACACGTTGGACCTCGCCTCTCACAATTATCACGACACGACGCTGCCCGATCCGTCATCGACGGTGCCGAATGTCATCAACGTGACGCTATCCGAGGAGACGTACTATTGGGCGAACCGGACCTATACGCGACTGCTGATCAATTTCGACCCGCCAGCGGCAGCGGATTATCCCTGGTGGGACCATGCCGAAATCTGGGTGAGCCTGGATAGCGGGGCAACCTATAAAAACATCGGCACGGCAACGGGCGATTTCCAGATCGACCCCGTCGAGGAGGGGCAGACCTACACCGTCAAAATCGTATCGGTGAACATATGGGGAGGAAAGGAAATTTTCGCTTATGCCTACTCTGCGGCGCATCTTATCACAGGCAAGGCGGAGGCGCCTACGGCACCGGACGCGATCAGCGTCGTGGCATCAGGGGACACCGTGACCATCCTGACGGATGACATTACAGACCAGGACATTGAGGGCTACGAGGTGCGCCTGGGTGATACATGGGAAGGCGGCATTTATATCGGGACGTTCAAGTCGGCGCAAATCCGATTGAGCGGATTCAAGCCCGGCTCGTTTACGTTCTGGTTGGCCCCGCGCGACAACCGGGGAAGATACAGCGATACGAAGCGCAGCGGGGCTGTCACTGTTTTCAGGCCAGCTGGGTATAGCGTCAGGGAATCAACGTGGAATTGGGATTATTCCGTTGGGGTGCATAGCAACACGACCAACAGCACATATGCGTCTACGGCGGTTTTAAAGTGCACCCACGATGCAGACGTGCTAACCGGGACGTGGGTATCTCCTATCTACGACCTGTCGAGCTCAATCACCGTGCGCGTGTGGGGGGATTTCATGACGGTGTTTGCAGGCAGCTCTGCAAGTTGGGCCGCGCTCCCCTCGACAAACACATGGGCCTCGATTCAATCATCATCTAAACGTTGGTATGAGGTCGTAAATCAGTCTCAGGCAGGAATCCTTGAAAGCACGATCCGTTGGGGAGATTCCACCGATGCGCTGAATAACTCAGCCAAAATGTTTAATGTCTGCTCACCAGAATTCACGGCGAGATACATGCAGGTTGACGTAACAATCACAGACCCCGACGTGCTCAGTCAACTATATCTCAAAACGCTGAACATGACGGCGGCTTATTGGAGCACGTAAATGGCGCTGAGAGTGCGGATCAAACAGATCACGAACGGGCCGACACCGGGGACGTACACCGTCTATTCGGAATTATACGACGATAATTTCCCCACGGCGGCGATTGCTGGCAAGCAGCATAACTACAGCACAACTGATACCGATGCTAAGGTCATGCAGGCCGTGCAGAGCGCCTACGCTGCCGTTGCACAGGCATACATCAACAAGCTGGCTGTCAAGGCGCACCTTGAAACCGTCATCGCGTCTCTGTCGGTTCCTACTTCATAGGGGGAGATATGTCTCAATCCTATTCTTCAAACTGTTTCAGCACGGCGAACGTCATTGAAACGGATATGCAGAACGTCGAAAACAATTTCGATGCCCTGCGGTCCCTGTTCAGCGGGTCGTCTGCCCCGACGAGCCCGGA